TAATAAGAGATAAGACAACCGTATTAGGACGGTGTACTATCATAAATAGTGGGAGTTCCTTGAGAACGAGTAATTTAGCGGAAAAAAGTTAGAGTTACTTAATGCAGCAAACACCAGACTGTGTACAAATAATGTCAGAAATCAATCTGTTTACATTACTTATCTTGTCGTAAGACCCTTGAGGATTGTAAGATTCATTCAATCCGCCTACTGGTTTAACATATGCACCATAAGTAGAAGGTGTAGAAACAAAATCCCAACAAATTAATTCTAAGTCATCTTCAACTTGTACAAGACCTTCACCGATTGGTGTAACAGATCCCATAGCTCTTGAACTAACTCCAACATTAATACCTGCAAGGAATAACTCTTTTAAAATATTACCTGAAGGTGTATCTAAGATTTCAAATTCACCGTATAAATCTTTACCTTCCCACCATAATCTTGTAATGTTATGGCAAACGTTTTTTAAATTAATAACAGAAGTTTCTGGATGATCTAACTCTCCTAATGCTCTCTTTTCTGCTACAGGACCTTCCATGTATAAAGCTACTTGCTTATATAAAGTATCATAATCGTAGATACGCTTATTTGCATTTGGTTTATCTGCAGCTTGTACCTTGCCTGATACCAAGAATTTAGATCTTGGATTCATTCTAGCCTCGCTTAATTGTTGAGGTAGAGGCTTAAAAGTTAAATGCTCTACTAAAACTTGTTTACTCATTATAATGATTGTACGTCTTTAGTGTTAGGGATTTCTTGAAATCCAGATGATTTTAATGCGTTGATAGAGTTCTGATTAATAGCAGTTACTTTCTTAGCAGCTAGACCTGTTCCTTTTTGAAGCATTGTCTCTTTTACAGCTTTCATTAACTTCTCTTTCAAATTCTTCATTTTAGCTTCTCTATCTGCAATACCAGTTTCTAAATCTTGCATTATCTTTCTATACTTCTCTGGTACTTTTTCTATTGGAGTATTAGCGTAAGCTTTTTTCAAGAAATTTAATTCTGATTGATCTATTCCTTGATCAAACTTTAAGCTATGAGGAGCGTCTGGTTTAGATTCTGTTACTGGCTCATCTTCGATTGGAAAATCGTTTTCAGCTAGACCTGTTTGAATTGTTTCTTCCTTAGGTGCAGGTACATCTTTCTTAGTTAAAACATTACCTTGAACATGATGAACTTGACCTTCGTCAGTTTTTACTGTAGCTGTATCGCCATCCCATTCAGTGATTTCACCTACTAAGGAATCATCTTTTTTTTTAACTCTAGCACCTACATTAAAATGCTCGTGCTCAGGGTTAATTTTAGACATTTCGTCTAAGATATGCTCTCTTAAAGCTTGTACTTTCTCCTTGCCAGGAACTTCCATTACTTGGGCAATACCTTTAGCTTTTTTAGGAGTTTGAGTCATTTGCTTAATACCTGCATCTTTAGATTTTTTCTTTTCTTTCTTCTCTAAAGTATCTTGTGTATTTCCTTTAACATCTTTCTTAACAACTTTCATTTCGTTAGGCTTATCAACGTGATTGTTAGGCTTAACTTCTTTCATCTTTAAGTCTTCATCCATTGCCTTAACAGCCTTGAAATTTGCTAATTGTAATTCTTTATAAGCATCAGGATCTTTTAAAATAGTATCAACTACTTTCTTTCTAGCCTTAATGTAATTCTCATCTGTAATCTCTGGCATTTGAGCTAATTCATATTGAATACCATGATAAACTTGGTAGTAGTTTAATTGATCAATACCTGGATTTGGAGGAGTTTCTGCATTTGGATTATGCCCGTAAACACCTTCTGGCTTTGCAGCTTCAGATAAGATACGCTTACCTTTTAAGATTTGAACTGAGTCCTTAAAAGAAGTTGTAGGAGCTACATACTGAGGAAACTGCATACGAACATTACGCATGAAGTTTGCTTGTGACATCTTACCTTCTAATAGGTCTGTATACTGTGCTTGAATATTTTTCATACTAATAAATAGTTTATCTTCCTTGTCCTCTATAAGCTTTTGGCTTTGGAGTGTGTTTGTTGTAGCTCTTTTGAGCTGAACCTTGTTTTCTTTTACCGAATGATACTTTTTGACTGTTACCTGCTGATTTAGCTTTTGCCATTATTTAAGACCTTTTACTTTTGTATAAACTTCGACAACCTTTGAATGAATTCTTTCGAAAACCTTTTTAGTATTGTGTTTATACTCTACGCCTGCTTCTCCTTCTGATAAATCTTGTCTCATCTGAGAAGTAAACTCAAGTAATTTTTCTACTTCGTCTAATTTGTGTTGTATCATCTTAGCTGCTTGATGTAATTGATCTGGTTTAGATCTCATTGCAGCTTCTTTTTTAAATTGATTATAAGCTCTAGATTCTTCTAATGCTTCCTTCCATAACATGTCTACATCGATACCTTTCATTTGCTTTCCAGCCTCTTCTGCATTTGGTGCTTTAGTAAATCCAACGCTACCATAAGCATCTAAGTTCTTAGCACCTTGGCTATTTGTCTTAGAAGGCTCGCCAGCAAGACGTGGTGCATCTTCTTGATACTTTTTCTTCTTAGTACCCATCGCATATTGCTCGCCTGTACCAGGAGTAAATGAAGCACCATTTGTTACACCGCCGCCAGTTGTAGAACCACCAGCAGGAGCTGCAGCTGCACCTCCATCTTCTTGTAGTCCTAAAGTATCTTTAAAAATTTCAATCGCTCTTTCTGGTTTGATTAATCCTTGATTAATTAAAGCCATTGTATAAGCTATAAGCGTTTCATCAGCACCGTGCTCTTTCATGAAGTTCTCAAGCCAATTATGATCTACCTCTTCTCTCAAAAACTGTGTAGCAAATTGATTATTCATTAGTTGATTGCTTTAAGCTCGCTGATTAATTGATAGTATTGCATTAAACCGATAAGAACTTCGTCCTTAATTGAATCGTTTTGACCCATAGGTTTGATAAAGTTTAATACTTCATTCAATTTGATTTGAAGAACCTTATCTTTTGTATTAGTCTTTAAGCTTGTAATCTCTGTTTTAACTTCAAGTAACTTAGTATTTAAATAAGTTCTTAATTTAACAGTATCTGAAACATTATTAATGTATTCTTTCAATAAATCCTTTTGATCTGCAGTTAAGCTTGAGTATTTATCGTTAAATTTCTCTACTAAAATCTTATAAGCCAAGATTCTAATCTCTTTATCTTCTTTCATGAACTCTTCTACTACTTTAGAAGCTACTTTTCTCTCAGTTAAAGATTCTTTAGTAATATGTTCAAGTAAAGTTAACTTATTGGTAATGATTTGCTTAGTATCTGTAAGCTCCTTAGTTAATTGGCTCTCAATTAACGTAAAAATAGAAGCATTTACCTTGTAAGTTTCGATTTTAGCTTTAAAAAAGTTATCTAAATCGTAATGCTTCTTAATTTCTTTGATTAAGTTGTACTTTTCCTTATCTATCTTAGCTCTATCAAGCTTTTTTGCTTGTTCTGCAATTGTACTTACTAAAATTTCTGCTTTAGCTTCGTTTAATCTAGGTGCATTTAAGATAGTATTGTAAAGGTTATACTCTTTACCTAATTCTGTTTCTGTAAAGTATTTTTTAAATATTTTAACAGCTTTCGGGTCCTTATTAGACATTAAATCAGACGTTGCTTGTCTAACTAATAATTCAAATAAGATTCCTGTGTTTTTGTATTTGCTATGTTTGATCATTGCTCTTGAGCTTACTAATAAATATCAATGGATTATATTAAATCTGAATCTGGTTTGATGCGATCTTCGTTAAGAAGTTGACTCTCTTCTTGAAACACATTTACTCTTTTTCCACCGAATAACTTCTTGAGACTCTCTTTGTTCTGTAAATAAGCAGCAGCCGTTGGAGTATGGCCTTCTTTTAAAGCCATTGGACTACCGCCGTGGAACTTGTTTTTCAATGAGTTACCAGCTTCACCAGATTGAGGCTTAGATTTCAAATCATATACTCCTAATCTATCTCTTCCTAATGGATCGTCTGCTGTATTGATTAAAGATACCTTACTTTCAGGTCTTCCTGGTAATTTAGTAGGTTCGTTAGGATTCTTCTCATTGTATCCTTGAGGAACATTCTCACTTGAAAGAGGTGCTGTACCGTATCCACCGTACATTGAAGCAATTTGGTGTGGAGTACCGTATGCTGCTCCTGATTCTGCTGGATCATTACCTTCTTCTGCAATTTGAGTCATTCTGAATTGACGTTTCTTATCTTCGATAATTAAATCACGATATTCATCAAACTCTTCTTCAGAGAATTGGAATAATTTGTCGTAAATCCAGTCAGTAGGTAAGAAACTAGTCTCCATCATCTGTGCAGCTAAGTCCATTTTCTCTTTCATCAATGCAACTCTCTCTTGCTCGTAGATAATAGATGGAGTAGTTAATGCTAAATCGAAGTTAGTAAGAGATTCATCGTCATATCCGTGTGCATATAAGTGAACTAATGCAATTTTCGTTAATTCACTAATAACAATACGTTGAATTCTTTCAATAGTACGTGCAAATCTGATATCTTCTGCAGCCAATGTTGCTTTACCTGTTAAATCCTTCTCGTATCCTAAGAATGCTTTAGGGATTTTCAATGCAGCAAACATCTTGTTAAGTAAGTAGTTGATATCTTCAATACCGTTATATTCCAAAGGCGGAGCATTGTCTATTCTAGTAGATTGGTCATTACCACGAACAGGAATGAAGAAATCTTCAAGCATATTCTGAACGTTGTAGTTCAAGTTGTAATTACCTGTCTTACCATCAACAAGAGGAGTTTTCTTCATCTTATTGATCATACGTTGCATGTAGTTCTCAACTTCTGCAGGAGGAATAGCACCAACGTTAACATAGAAGATTCTTCTTTGAGGTGCACGAGTTAATCTGTGAATTAACATCGCATCTTCCATCAACACGTACTGCTTATACAATTTACGTGCAGGCTCTAAATAAGAACGGCCATAAGGTAGGTAATTGATATCACCAATTAATCTTAAGTGAGCCATTTCGTAGTTATAGAACGTAATACCTAAGTCTGTATTCTGATATGAAGTAGAATAACCTGCAGTAGCACCTAAAGCTGCTGTAGGATCGTATTTAAAGATAACTTCTGAAGGATTAGTTGGGTTAGTACCTTCCAATCTTACGATGTTATAAGCTGAGAATGGAATTACGTTGTAAACACCGTATTTCTCTGCTACTTCAAGCTTCAAGAAGAAGTCTCCGTACTTACACATATTACGAATCCAGAACCAAAGGTTGAACTCAACGTTAAGTATGTCGTAGAATAAGCTATAAAGTATTTTTTGAATATTTTCGTCGGCAGATCTAATCTGAATAACATCTCCTTGAGCATTCTTAAGAGTACATTCATCAGCGATAATATCTAATGCAGAAGCAATGATTGGATCTGTATCCATGGCTTCGTAATCAGCATAAATTTGTACACGAGCTGATTGATAGTTTTGTGCAAGATTCAGATTAACACCGTAAGAGGTAGAAGTAGTGTAAATACGGTTAAAACGGTCTACCAAAGCATTTGTTTGGAGTACACCGTCTACCTGAATATTGTCTACATCTACTGTTTTTAACTCTCCACCATCGTTTCTAATGATAACATCCGTGGAAAACAACCTTTTTAAGGTTGAAAACAGGTTTCTCTGTGGTTGTATTTTTTGTTCGTCTGCCATATCTAATAAATATCTTTATTACAGTAACCAAGTTATATCGTCTTGGCCGTTACCCACTGGCATTTGCCATGGATTCTGTTGATTATGATTGTTTGAAGGTGTATAAACTTCGAAACCGCCATTGCCACCTGATCTTCCGTAACCGTTAAGGCTTGCGTAAGTCAAATCCATAGCTGTTTGTCTGAAACGAATAGCTGTATCGCGTAAAAATAATCCAATAAACCAAGCCATAACTAAGTCGTCGTTATAACCTTGAAGTGCTTGCGCTCTTGCATCAGCATTCTCTCTACCCTTCCATATAAACACTCTCAATTCATCTAACAATCTCTGAGATCTAATCACTACAGTTCTTTCTTCGATGAAAGATCTAGCTTTGTTAATTAAAAGAGGTCTAGTTCTTGAGTTAGTACCGAAACCAGGTACCATTCCATCACCTCTATCGTATTTTGCAACGTAAAGATCAATTTGAGTACCTACCAGTTCTGATTTAGGTGAGTAGTAGAGATTAGAGTAACCTATCTCTTGAATAGTAGTTACTACATCCCATCCAATGTTAGCATTCTCTACTACAAGTAATGCACTATTCCACTTAATGGCTTCAGAAACTAGTCTACGTGCAAACTCTTTTGTTGATAACTGGTCTTTGAATTCAGCAACCTGTACCATAGTTTCGACTTCCATGACATGAAAGACAGAAAAGTCCTGTCCATCACCTCTCGCTACGTCGGCTACGACCATATAAGTCTTCATTGCATCAGGATAATCCCAAATCCAATAAGCTTGATTTATTTCGGATCTTTCTTTTGGTTCTCTTACAGTCTCCATTTGATACCAATTCATAGTATCTGGTTCAATAACTGTATTACCTGAAGTACTAAAGTCACAATCACACTCCTGTGCTGCAGCTCTTGGTCCTAGGTCTTTAGTTTGTTGATCTCGCCATTCTTGAGTACGTTCCGGGTGAACGGTCCATGGAAGACTTATAGGAAGGAAATTATTTTCGTCATTTTGTGCTCTAACATACTGCTTATGGAACCAGTTACCAACACCATTAGGTGTAGATAAGGCAACACATCGACCTCCAGTTGCTAAAGTTTGTTGAGCGGCAGTAAAGATGTCTTCAATTCTATCAATGAACGCAGCCTCGTCTATTACAAGGAGTGATACCGCCTCTGAACGTGCAGAATCTGTAGCTGCCGATACGGCTTTAATTTGAGAACCGTTCTTAAGTCTTAAACTTAATCTATTATGCTCCAATACTGGAAGCTGCATCCAAGTTGGTAGGTTATCGTAAGCAAATCTTACCTTAGTAACCATATTCTTAGCGGTAGCTTGAGTGGTTGCTAGTACAAGAATGTTTTTATCTTGCTCAAATAGCATCATCCATAAAGCAAAGGCAGATGTTAAGGTAGAAATACCTAACTGCCTTGACTTGTTAATGATACAGTAATCATTTCTTTGAAGTAAACGTAAGACCTTCTCCTGAAATGGATACAGATTGAAAGTCATTCTACCTTTGGTAGGATGCTGAATGGTGTAATACTTCTTCATGAAGTATACAGGGTCTTGTTTACACTTTATAAGCTCTTGCTTAATAGCTTCGCTTATATTGACTCTAGACATTGTTTGTTGTTTATAACCAACTAGATTGCCTCTTCTTCGCTATCGTCGTCCATTGTAACGTTCATAGCTTGATCTAAGTCGGCTCTTAGTTTTTTAATTTGCGCCGGTATGTTACCGATTTCTTGTTTATATTGATCTAAACCAATAATATTACCCTTTAATTGCATTAACAAGGCATCTTTTTTATCTTCTAAAGCTTGCAATTCAGCTTGCTTCTTATGAATACCTGTTAAAGACTTATCACCTTGCTTAACATCTTTTGCAGTTGGCTCTTCTTCGTAGTTTCCGTCGTAGCTATCTGAAGTTGACCAATCTTCTTCGTCCTTCTCTTCATCGCTATCGTCATACATCTCTTCATAATCGTCACCAACTGGCATAGTTAAGCCTGTATTATCGTCTTCTCTCATTTGAGATTGACCTGTTAATTTGTTCTCAGTTAAGAACTTTTGAATATTGAATACCATATCGCTATTTCTTAATAAATAGTTTAATCTGGCATTATAAGTGCATCAGCAGGCATTGCTTTACTTTGAGAAAGTAACTCCTTCCACTTTGCTTTTGAATACTTTATACCAAAAAGGTAGTATTCCGGCGCTTTTTTCTCGGATTCCGCATAAATTAAAGCAGGACCGTCTGTACAGTGCATCTTATTATTTTGTCCGTCAGTTTGAAGATAGGTTATCTGCTTACCGCAAACAGTTTTCATAGTTTTTATAGTGCTTCGTGTTCTCATATTGCTGATTTATTAAGAATATAAGGAGAATATTTCGTATTACCAAAAAGAAACCCGACTTTTTTTAAGGCCGGGTCAATCAAAGGATACTATCCTAAGAGAGGTTCTTTTTATGATTCAGTTTCTTCAGCTGTTTCTTCTGTTTCTGTTGTTGGTGCTTCTCCTTCTTCTGGCTCTTCACCTGCTGGTTGTTCACCTCCTTCAGGTCCTTTTGTTGAAACTGGATTGCCTAACTGTAATAATCTAGCAATTGCATTAGTAGCTCTTTCTCTTTCACCAATAGTCTTTAAATAGAACTTCTTACCTCCTACAGTAGCTTCGTAAGCTTCACCTAAGAAAGTTAGGATAAAGAATTGTCCGTTATGTAAAACGATTTTAAAAGTAGTTGGCTTAGGAGCTGTAATATAGATTCCTGTTACATAATCTTTAAAAGCTGGAGTCATTAACATCTCTAAAGTCTTGTTTAGAGTTGGATACTTAGCTAATAGGAAATTGATAGGATCGTCTTCAAAAGATTGAACCATTGGTTCCATTCTTTCAACTTCCTTCAAGATTAATTTTCTTACGATGTCTTTGTTTGTCATATTACGATAATAATGCGTGATACTCTTTAAAATGTTTGATACGATCTGCTAAACCAATTGTACCACCGTTAACACGCTTGGTAATTGACGTAACAACAGCATCAGTTGCGCCTTGATCTGCTAATTTATGTAAATTATTCTTACTAAAAAACCAAGCAGCTGATAATAAAGCATATTTTTCTGCAACCCATTGAGGATTGCTTAAAATGTCTTCGCCGATTGATTTGCCGAATGCTGTATAGTTATCCTTACCGGTTAACTGAATATAGCCACGACCACAGTACTTAGCTCCATCACCTGATTGCTCATCACCATTGCCCATTCTGTTACCGTAGACCAAGTTAGCAATTTTCTCTGGTTTCCTTTCATATAACTTTGCTTTTGCTTCTGTAGGGAAATATTTTTTAAATATACCTTGTAAGCCTTTTGCTGAATAATTTAAATTCTCTTTTGTTAATCTAAATCCACCTGATTCATGTCCACATTGTGCAAGGAAGTGAGCAAGACGCAAAGGAGTGTTGATTGCAAACTTCTCCATTACACCTGGTATTTGTTCAATTACCTTGTCAGGAACATGTCCTTTTAATTTATCTAAATTCATACTCTATCGGGTTTATCTCTTGATATTCTTCCACATAGCAGCTGCTGCCACTTTCTCGCCGGCTTCTTTTGAACCGTACTTCTTTTCTGCTGCTTTAGCTACTTTCTCAAAACCCTTTCCTTTTTTACCAACGTCTTTACCTGCGTGTGCTTTTTTAGCTACTGTAGATTTTTCTTTCTTTGTTAAACCAGCAGAAGGCTTAGCTTCCATCATACCAAATCCTGGTCCTGGTTGTTGCATTTCTTGAGACTGACCTGCCATGTATTCAGCTACTGAATGTAAGTAATCAGAAGCAAGTGTAATGTAAGAAGAAACCCATCCTGGTAGGTTATCATTCTCACCCATCATACTTTGAATCTTAGATGCATTTGAAATAGCATCTTTAATTTCTCCGTGAGCCATTGAACCTTCGTGGTCTTGACCGTGATTCCAATCACGTCCACAGTTCTCACATTCTGGTAGTAAATTTTTTAACTTAATCATTTTAACAATGGTAATTTAAATATCTTTGTAATGCTTTCGCGTAATGTGTACCTTTATTTTTTAGTTTACTCTTTGCAGATCTTACTCGAGTGCAAGAAAGTTTACCTAATCTATTTTTTAAGATGCCAGGTTTAACTGGATCGTCAATTCCTTCTTTAAGGTCGCCTACTACCAGTAACACTTCGTACTCATGCGTACCGTCTGGATTCATATAATGCTTAACTGCTTTCTCTTCAATCCCTGCTGTAATTTCTTGCTGTCCGATTTTCTGTAGCAAGTCTTTAGTAGCATTATTCTTAGCTATTTTATAAGCCGTTGCTTCGTTAGGTGATTTAGCATATCCGTATCCAGCACCTTTATAGTCTTTAAACTTAGCTAATACTAATGGCGCATCTTTTTGCACCTTAACAGTATCGACTTTTACAGTTGGCTGTAATTTTTTTAAAAAACTACTTACCTTGCTTACAACTGGATTCTGTGCTTGAGCAGGGTTACTGGCAAATAAAGCAGCTGCTAATGCAGCTCCGCTCAATGCTTTACTAAAAGCACCTTCTTCTACTTGCTCTTCACGAATCTCTTTTACTATGTCAATTAGCTTTACCATGCTCTACATGACCAGTAATTAGCTTTCCAACGTGGTCCTGGATTTTCACAATGGTGTCTTGCTCTATAACTTTTTCTCCTTTTAGGATTAGATTTCTTTATTCTCATGTTAGGATCACCAAAGTTAACTTTTACAACGTTTCCTTTAGCATTCTTAACGTATACTGATCTTTTCTTTGGTCCGCCTGGAGTTAAAAAAGGTTTACCTAATGTAACTTTTCTACCTCTATACTCGGCTTCTTCAATTGTACCGCTATTCCAGCATTCCATAATATATTCTGCAAGACAATGTGGACAGTAACTATCAGTTTCGTCCATAGCATTTATCTTTTTTCCTGCAGCTACTGCTTTATTATACGCTTCTGACCCTTTAGGTGATGGTTTTTCACCACGTGCTCTTTTAGCTCTAATATTTGCCCAGAGTCCTTCGCTACTCTCTTCAACATCTGCATGCACTTGATGAAATTCGTCTGCACCATCGTGATCTATTGTGTGCATTTCGTTAGTTTTTCTGCTGCAATGATGCTTTCCTGTTAAAAAAGGTTTAGGGCAAGAAGTTCCTTTTACATGAACGTGTCCGCATTTACCACAGCATGTACCTTTTGTTTCTTTCATAGCTTGATCTTGATTTGCATCTAATATCTTGATTAAACTTCCGGTCATTGCTGCTTTTGTCCATTGGCCGTTTCTAGCTGCTTCACGTCCTGTTGCTATAACGTACTGGTTCATTTCCTCCCAAGTATTTAAGTTACTAAGATCTTTAATTATCTTAGCAGCAACTAGCTTTCTTGTTCTATCCCAGCCTCCTAAGTCTCTTGCAAATGACTGCTTAACTATGTCAAGTAAGCTCATTAGTGTAAGAATTTAAGTTTATACTTAGTAGTTTCGATTAAATCAACCACTTCGTCAACTTGGTTTTGTATGTAAGAATCTTGTGGAATCTTAGTTCTAATAGTTTCTACGTACTTTGATAAAGCTTCAAAATAAATTAAAGCTTGACCGTCTTCTTTAAAGGAGGCAGGTGAAGTATATCCTTTTTGAATGCCGTATCTACCTTGGAAACTTTCTACTAAACCATCGAAATGATCAACGATTTCGTCGTAATATTCATTTAATGCTTTATGTGCAGCATATGATCCAACACCTTCAACTTGCCAGTGAAAAATGTGGGCTTGCTGTCTAGAAGCCATTAAAGTCGAAATTAATTGTACAAACTCTTCCATTACTTTTCTTCTTTTTGAGGTAATTCTTTCTTAGTTGCTTTGATAGCCTTGTGTTTGTCGCGTAACCCCTTAATTATATTCATCTTTCTTTCAGCCAATTGGTGATGGCCTTCAGCAAGTTCTGGTCTTTCAGTTGCTTCTTTCATGTGAGCATTGATTTCTTTCTGTAATCTTGCTACATGCTTCTCGATTTCACCTAAAACTTGATCTTTTTTCTTTTCTACCTTGGCAAGGTGTTTATGTAATTCGTTTACTGCAGCTTCTGCTACTAAATTAGCTTCGTTTTGATCTGCGTATACGCCGTGAACTCCTTGAGGATCAAATTGTCCTGTGCCAAATGCATGAGTTTCATGTACTAAATCTTCAGAAGAAGAATCTGGAGTTGGCTTTAATACTACGAAGATTTTACCAATCTTATCGTCGCATCCTGGGTGATCCCAAGATTGAGTGTCTTGTACTGGAAGTCCCATTTCTGGTGCTTGTCCTAGCATATCTTGTTGTGGTAACATGTTTTCTTTAACGCTTTCTTTCTTTGGTTTATCTGCAATATGTAAAGCAGCTAAGTACTTATTTAAAGCAGCTTTAGTTCCTTCTGTGGAACCAACCTTTTTACCGCCTTTATAGACTACGTACTTATTTCCTTCTTTTTTATGTGTGTAAGGCATCTTTTTCTGGATTTTCTCCATTATAAATATCTCGTTTCTTTAGTTCTGCTATCTCTTCTTTCACCTGTTTATAAATGGCGCTCTTGTCGCCTCCGCCCCACTTTTCAACCTCGCCCATTTCAGAAACAAACGTGTCTTTTTCACCTAACCACTGTTCTAACGCCATTTCTAAGTCATCAAGCTCGGCATTCTTATTACTGTTCATAATATTGGCAGAATACTCTTCCCACTTACCTTGACGTTTGATTTCGGATTCCATCTTAACAACGCAGTTAAAGCATTTTCGATGTATACCCCACATCTTTTTGTTGTAATAATCGACTTTCATCGCTTTACCGCATTCCGGGCAAGCAAAGGGCATTACAACTAGCTTTTTGATCTCGTCAAGTTTGGTTACGGTTTGCTTGATACCATTCTTAATAGTCCATTTCTTACCGTTTTCCTCCCAAACATCGCCTTCTTTACGTACTTCTTGATGTTTTTCGTAACCTGTTTGAATTTGAGTCCTATCACCGGTGTTACCTGTAATTAGGTTTCTCATCCTCTGAACATCACGAGGATTAAATTCTTTTTTTAATTCACCGTCCATAACAATTTTTTATTTCTTTACTATTCTATATGAATCTCCAAGAGTCATTAAGTTATAATCCGAAGGTAAATGCTTCTTTAAATAAGCACCGTATAACTTAGAACGTCTTTGATCTTTTTCTTTTTCGTCGCCTTTCTTAGTCTTGATAGGTCTAAATATAACAATCTCTGGTTGTACTTTTGCAATGAAGTCTTTTGCTATCTCTACAACAGTAGATATAACTCTTAATGGAACCCCTTCATTAGTATCTAAATCAGCATCCCAATCCCCGCTCATAGCATTAAAAGATAAATCGTACATTCCATCTTCTAAGTTAGCAATGCCTACATCGTAGTGACTCTTTTCTGTTTCGAAAGAATAAAAGTAGTTACCGTCTTCGTCTTCGTCGTTAAACGTCCAAGGGTAGGTTTTAGTTCCTTCTCCGATCTCTTTTAGTACGTTCCCGTTATTATCAACAGGTGTAATATCTTTATCAGGAACTATAATAGCATTAATATCTTTAAGTCCTGCAAGCTTGGCTGCAGTAAATCTATGGTGACCGTCTAAAATTTGAAACTTACTTCCTTTTTTGCGAACTAGAATTGGATCCATTTTCTTACCCTTCCTGTACATAGTTGTCAGGTTCTTAATATTCTCAACAGATTCAGGCTGCTTCATTTTATCTGCTCGTTCGTTACGAAATAACATACTCAAAGGTATCTGTACTTTAGGAGCATTTTTAATATCTTCTTCTGTAGAGTCTATATCAACTCCTTTCTTACCTGGGTATAAAGCTACTTTAATTTCTTCATTTAATTCTGTACCTAAATCGTAAACGGCTACATTTTTTTTACCGTAATCTCTCATAATAATACCCGCCATAGCGTTAGCATCATTCTCAATATCAGTTCCTGTTTCACCTGACTCTCTATAAATTAAACCTAATTCATTTTGTCTATGATGACATAATTCGTGTGCAAGACTTCTACAAACGTCAGCAAGATTTCTATTCAAGGCTACTACTCTAACGGCGTTAGTTTGAGGATTATATTCTCCAAAAGATCTATTCTCTTCAACAAAAGTCTTATCGTTAATCAAAGAAATTTTAGGTAAAGTCTGAATATTTAATTCTGATTTACAAAAAGCAATAAAGTCTTTTAATATGTTAAGCTTGTTCTGGTCCATTTCCTTTTACTTTAGTTGCAAGCATTTTAAATATTTTTGGTGCAGCACCTTTATTGTAAGCAGCTTCAGGAACTGCTTCTTTAAACTCTTCAAAATCGCCTGATGCTAAAACACCTCTAACATGAGGGGCGGTAATGTTGCCTGCCTTTTCATGCACTGCAATAGTTTTAACTCTATCACCGAATTCATCTTGCAAAGAATTACCGTATGCTTCATCATCCACTTCATCGTCGCCTATTGCTACATAAACCGGATCAACATTTGGATTATTTTTCAAGTATTTAATAATGGTTACGATTGGAGATTCGTCAGTAGAGATCTTAACTGTAATTTTCGGATTAGGTTCTGCTCTCAAGTACATATTCCAAATCATAAGTGAATCTTCTGGTGTAATACCGTCAATTGTCTTCTTGCTTATGATAACATTTACCTGTTTTACATAGTCTCTACTAGCTAATTCAGTAGCTGCAGCGTAATGTCCCTTATGTGGCGGTTTGAATTTGCCCGGGTAGAAGCAAGGACCTGCTTCATTTACAATGGCTTCGGCGATTCTCTGTCCTATTTTATTAGCATCTATCATGGTACTAATAAATATCTATCCTAAGAGTAACTTCGGTTTTGCAGCTTCAATCTCTTTTACAAGGTCCTTCATATAGTTGAAAGCTACTTCAACTCTATCCATAACAGCAGTTGCTTCTTCTACAGGTAAGTGTAATCTAAAGATAAACATTTGATAATCTTCTTGAACTCTAGGATCGTAGCTAATAAAATCACACCATCTAGCTTCTGCACAAACCATATTCGAAATACATTGCCAGTAGTAATTTGGTGCTATCTTTTTAAACTTCTCTGCTGAAGTAATCATACCATGCTTAAAGTGATTGGCAGATTTAAACGGACATTTCACTTCGATAATACCTTCTTTAGGTATTAAGCCGTCTGGTGATCCTCCGTAGTAGTCTCCTATCGGAATGAAAGAAGCTTTCTCTACTTTTACCTTTGTTAGCTTTTCATAATGTTCAATAGCTACAGGCTCTAAGTCTGTACCCCAGTTTAAAGCAGCACCTACAGCAGGTTCAGTAACACCGCCATACAGTTCGCAAACTTTTTCAAGTAAATAAGTCTTAGCTGTTTCACTAAAATCTCCTTTACCCATTATTTTATAAATTTCAGAGCTTGTAATTCTACCCTTTCTCATCTGAAACCATTCTTCACTTCTTTGTTCAATTATCATAATTGCATTTTCTTTAAAAGCAAGTCACCAAAGGTAAGTTGCTTTGCATGATGTAAATATTTTGTCATTTCTTCGAAACCTATATCAGATGGATCTTTACCGTTTAACTCAATCAAGTAAACATCCTTACCGAGATCAATCAATTGCTGTGCATATTTGAGAGCTTCTTTCAAAGCATCTTTATCTAAGGCTAAGTACACAGTCTTAACTTCACTCTGTACAAGCTTCATCATTAAAGCCTTTGGTATACTTTTACCAAATAAAGGTATTGCATTACGTTTTAAAGCAATTGCATCAAAAATACCTTCACAAAGTATAACAGGTACCTTCCAGTTAATAAAATACTCTAAACCTATTAATTCATTTTTATTACAACTAGGTGCGTTGTATTTTCTACCTGGATCTTTCTCGAAAGAACGAGAGATAAAGTAATTTAATCTACCTCTTGAATCGTAAGAAGGTACAATAATCGAATTTCTATACTTACCTGCTTCACAGTACCCAATGTTGTACTTTATAATATCGTTAGTAGTAATTCCTCTTTGAGTTAAGTAAGCTTTTGCTTGTCTAGCTCCTAGGTTTAGTATAGTTTTATCAAACGTTTTAAACTCTTTCGGTAATTCTACTACTTCGTATTGCTTATCTTCTATCTCTCCTTTACCTCCTGGAAAGTAAGATCTCATTTCAGCAATTTGTGCAGAAGTAGCTTGAGCTTTCTTTAAGAGAGATACTAAATTTCTACCTTTAGTAGCAGGCTCACAAGTCCAGCAATGGTAAAATCCAGTCTTAGGATCTACCTCAAGCTTTGGCTTATGATGCTTGCAAAAAGGACAATGAAATGCATGATTTCCTTTAGTGGAAGGCTTGGATTTACCCAAGACACTATGCAAAAGCCCTAATACTAAACGTGAATTCTCCATTAATTTACACTCTTTAATGGATAATATATGAAATTATTCTGAATCTACCAAATCTTTTCTAAAGAACTTAGCAAGTACGTTATCGTTATACGATTTATCAGTTAAAAGTACCTCATTTACACATTGAAAATGTACTTCCCAGTAAGTTAATTGCTTTTTATTAAAGCAGAATTTAAGTATTTCTTTACGAAAGCTATCTGTACCTTCTTCTTTGATTTCCTGTAAGATTCCCTTGTTAGAACCCCAGTAATCCGCCCAATTTGACTCAGATGTAACTAGCTTTTTTGTAGGTTTTCTACCTGGACCGCTTAATTCAGCTAATTCTTTCTTAGTTAGCTTTTTTCTAACGTTGGAAAATAAAGATTTCTTTCCAATATAGAACTTTCCAGTCTTAATATTTGTAATTTTATACACAAATCCAATGCAATTTTCAGGGAATTTATCAACAGAATCGTATTCTACAACGTGTCCGTCTCTATATATAAACCAATTTTTTGACATAAACTTAGGGTTTTAACTATCCCATCTTACAATAAAAGTGATATCTGTATTTGAAGGGATTGGATAAGGAGTTGCAAGCTTTCCTACTACTAATAATTCATTAGATTCATTGTATAATCCAATGGTAGTTGCATAAGGATGAAAAGAAGATCCAGTTACATTATCAATTAAAGTACCGTCTACAATCTGTCCATTTACTGCTGTTTCTCCTTGAGGTGCAAAGAAAGGAGTTGCAGATGAACCAGTTACTACACTTTTCTTAGCAAAGATAGTAGGATTTTGTGAATAATTAAAATCATTCTCAAGCACTCTACACTTAACTTCATTCACATAAATCGTTGTTTCTGCTGTTAATCCTAAATTATAAGGTACAGAAGCAGTTGTAGGTAGAGGTGCAAAGTAAGATCCTATAATGAGTTTATAGTCAGTCTCTTGGAGAAGATAGGAATTATTCTCTTGTTCTAAATAATAGTAATGTACCGGCATGGTAATAAATATTTAGGATTCTACTTCTTTTCGAATGGCTTTGAGTGCGGATTCTATTACCTGATGCATATCATAATATTTGTATTCTGCTAATCTTCCACCAAAAATCATGTTATCTTTGCTATCTGCTAGTTCTCTATACTGCTGATATCTAGCATTATTTTCAGCATCATTTACAGGATACATTGGCTCGGTTTCATTAACTTTATACTCTGTAGGATATTCCCAAGTTACATAAGTTACTTCTGAATCTGAATTTTCAAAATGCTTATGTTCAATTACTCTAGTAAAAGGTACTTCTGTAGAGGTATAGTTCATTACTGCTACACCTTGATAGTTTTTATCTGTTAATTTATGATGTTCAAATCGAGTAGTTTTATACTCTAACTCTCCAAATTTATAATCAAAAAATCTATCAATAGGACCGGTATAAATTACTTTTTTTGCTTGAGTATCCCACCAGTTTTGTAATCCTAAATAATCTACTCCTAATTTAACTTCAATACCATCTAACAACTTTTCAAATATTTGAGTATAACCTCCAATAGGAATACCTTGGTATCTATCGTTGAAGTAATTACTGTCGTAAGTAAATCGAACAGGTAGTCTTTTAATAATTTCTTTCGGTAAAGTATTACAAGGTCTTCTCCATTGCTTTTCTGTATACCCTTTAATTAACTTCTCATATACGTCTGTACCTACTAACTTAATAGCCTGTTCTTCTAGGTTAGTCGGTTCACCTATTTTACTACTCTGCTCTTTTATTATCCTTTCAACTTGATCTGGATAAGTTACGTTCCATAATTTAGAGAACGTCCACATATTAAAAGGTAGGGCATAAATCTCATCTTGATAATTTGCAACAGGACTATAACGGAAGTTGTTAAATTTAACATATTGATTTATCCATTTCCAAACCTCTTCGTTTGAGGTATGAAAAATATGAGGACCGTAGATATGTAAATTTATACCGTCTCTATTTTCTGTATAACAGTTTCCGCCAATATGTTCTCTTTTATCTATTACAAGACATTTATAACCTGCATTAGTTAATTCTCTAGCACATATTGCTCCGTAAAATCCTGCTCCTACTATTAAATAATCGTATCTCATAACTTTATAAATTCATCTCGATATAAATCTTTTAAATCCCATTCTAAGTATCTTCCGCCAAACCAGTTCTTAGGTGCAATTATTTTTCTGTCTTTATTCTTACATAACCATGTTCCCCACCAGCTGAAAGTACTATTAGACATTATGTGATTCTTACACTTTGAAATTAAACACATGTCGTAGATAGGATCTAAACTATGAAAGGTAACATTTTTTCTTTTAATATTTTCTGTACACCAGTTTATATCATCAGACATACAAATAAATTGTACATTATCTCTATCTAGCATATTCATTGCTTCAAGATAATAGTCTAAAGTACATACTGGATGTAATTCTGAAAGTTCTACATAGTCTCCTCTTCTAACATGTAAAGAAACTAATTCTTTACCTTTATAATCTTCTAAAAAGCTATCTACACGGTCAGACAAGTCAGATTTAAAAGTAAACTCTCTTTCTATAACATTTATACAGTGCTCAAAGTATTTTTCTGTTTGATAATAACCTCTAAAGTCTGTATCTTCTTTAATTTCAAAAACGTTAGGATCAAAGTGATAAATC